ATCTGACAAGCCATTAAATCGAGCCATAGAGGCTTTTTGTGAGGTTCCATGTAGGTAGGCTCCAAGTGAGTGAAGAAAACGCCTTAAAAGCCCGTTTAAGGGCTTCTAGGGGCATGATTAGAGGTTAAAGAAGATAGCGCAGGCAAGTGCTACGCCGAACACCAAAGCGATAAGCCAGTCGATGATGGTTTTCATGCTTGCTTTCCTATTCCGTGGTTTCTTCCTCCGCACTGGCACTCACAAGTGCCGTTATGCTTGCCATTGATACATTTTGAATTACAGGCGTGAAGGCTAGCGAACTTGCGATATTGAATGGCTCGCTCTACTGGCAAAAGTTCTTTAGACTCACTGAGTCCGGCCAGGCGCTTAAAGCTATCGTAATAATTAGACTTGGACTTGATACCGCCTAAGCTTGAAAATTGTTCATTCGGTATAGCGTGAACACTTTTAAGTTCACTTGTGCCATTGAAATAACGCATTGAATACATGATTGAATGCTCCATTAGGTTTGATGCGAGATTGCATCCCGTAACCCTCCGCAGAGGGTTAGAGGCTGAAATCTCAGGCGGCTAACAGTTCTTCTTGCTCTACTGCTACGGTTAAATAATCCATGGCTGCCTGAGCTTTGCTTGCTGCTTTAATGATCGCGGTTTTGTCCTGCCTGAGAACTTTGAGCCAGGAGCCAATGTAACTGGCATGCTGTAGCTGCCCGTCGATGCCAGTCTTCATGCAAAGCATGGCCGCCCCTAATTCTGCAATCAGTTCTTCAAACGCGTAGGCTTCCGAACCAAACCGGTTAGCCAACTTACGATCAAGGCGTGAAGCATGGCCGGTCGCATGAACACTTTCATGCAATAGTGTTGCGTGATAATCGGCAAGTGAACGAAAGCTTGATAAATCAGGCATGCCGATTAAGTCCTTGCTGGACTGATAGAACGCTGAGCTCGCCGTTTGAACGCCATTAGCTAGTTGCAGGCGATCGACTACGCTTTGAACCCTGCTATCGATTGAACCTTCGAGCGTGCCTGCTTGCTTGCTGAATGTGGCTCCTTCGATGTCATCAGCATTAAAGACAAAATAATGCTTGAGCAATGGCAGCGTAGCTTGCACTTCATCGCCGTTAGAGTCCTTGCGAGTAACGCTTAAAGGCTTCCAGAACACGATTGGAACACCCTTAGAACCTTTCTTAACGCTTAGACCGGCATCGCTAGCTTGCTTGAACGTAAGCCAAGCGTTTGATCTGCCGCAGCCGAACATACCGAGCCAAATTTGATTCATGCCGCGATATACAGTGCCTGAAATAGGGTTATAGGCTTCCGCTGATTCATGCCAAGGCTTCACCCAAGGCGCAGTGCCTTGCTCTAGTTCAGCAATGATGCGGTCGGTAATCGTTTGAGCTATATCCATGATTAGATTCTCCATATAAGGTTATGTATGAGAATCATGGCATATATCTAAAGCATGTAACCCCTACTTAAGTAGCATGCGCTAGATTTATTCGATAAACACCGAGCACATGTAATACGTAACTAGCCTATAGGCTTTATATATAAGATAGCCTTATTGTGTCTTGTATAGTAGATCCTATATAGGATCATGATCGTGAGATCATCGGGGGTTATGGATGTAATTATCTAACCGCCCCCTCTTGATCGATTTTATCGATAAGGGCCAGGGCCACACAAGGGTCTGGAGCGCGCCCTTTCCCCCTACGTAGTGCATGAGCAGGCATGCGCTCAAGGTCAATCGGGCAGGGAATGGCCAGGCAGGCAGTGCACAGATCGAGCTTGATTGGCACATCGAATGGGACGGGGCCTCCGGTTTTGAGTGCACTATTACCATCCCCGCCCCAAGAAAAAATAGCTTTTACGATATGATGCGTACATCGACAATATGGAGATGTACGGTTATGGTGACGTTAGAAAAGAACATAGAGATACCGGAGAAGCAAAAGATTGCTAAATACCCATACGATGTATTAGAACTAGGAGATAGTTTCTATGTACAAGATGGTGATTTAGGTAGGTTATGTAATGCGAACTATCGAGAGTGGAGAAAGAGCGGGAAGAAGTTCACAGCGAGGAAGGTAGATGGTGGTGTAAGGGTGTGGCGTGTTGAGTGAGTCATGAGTTTCAGCTTGCTTGGATTAAGCGGTATACGGAAGGGGATAAGACGTATCCATACCAAGCGATGAGGTGGTATGCCGAGGAGGGGAGGAAGCGACATTTAACGGCTGATGAGCAAAAGACGGTGTTGTGGTTAAAGGAGAATTATGGACTGGAAGCCCTCATGCAAAACGTGCAGATGGAGCCAAGAGATTGGCATAAAGGAAAACAAGGAAAGTAGGGAAGTGATATTGATTTGTATCAGGGATGGCTTATTGGCTGAGAAGCCTTGTATGAAGTACGAATATGAACCAGGTACTGAATGAACTTTGATTTACAGCACTTCTACAGGTTCTGTAGGGAACTGAAGGTAGAGACAAAAGAGATGGGCATACAGCGGCTTGGACAGCGATTGCTTGGCAGCCAGACCTATGTGATGGAAGAGATTGCTAAGGGGTTGAATCAGGGTACGCATTTCTTTGTGATTCTGAAGGGCAGGCAGTTAGGGATTACGACGATCTCGCTTGCCTTAGACCTTTACTGGCATTTTAAGAATCCTGGGTTTCAGGGGACTTTGACAACGGATACAGAAGAGAACAGGGATCAGTTCAGAACGACACTAGCGATGTACATGGATGGTTTGCCACCTGAGTTCAAGATTCCGCTTATGACGCATAACAGGAATCAGATGGTGTTGAAGAATAGGTCGAGGTTGTTTTACCAGGTGGCAGGATTGCGAGCTAAGGGGTCGCTAGGGCGTGGCAAGGGGATTACTTACCTGCATGGTACGGAGACATCGAGTTGGGGTGATGAGGAAGGATTAGCTTCCTTGCTAGCTTCCTTGGCTGAGAAGAACCCGAATAGGCTTTATCTTTTTGAGAGCACGGCCCGTGGCTTCAATATGTGGCATGACATGTGGCAGGTAGCCAAGAGAGCTAAAACACAGAAGGCGATCTTTTGTGGATGGTGGAGAAATGAACTTTATGCGGCTGACCCCAAGTCAGATGTGTATAGGGTGTATTGGGATGGGAAGTTAAGTCCAGAAGAAAAGGAATGGACAAGAGAGGTTAAAAAACTCTATCAAGTAGAGGTTAATACGAGGCAGATTGCTTGGTGGCGCTGGAAGCTCAATGAGGGCTTAAAAGATGAAGCCTTGATGTATCAAGAGTTTCCACCGACTGAAGACTATGCTTTTATCATGACTGGCAGTAGTTTTTTCAGTCACACAAGGTGTACAGATCAGGCGAAAGTGGCTAAGAAACTTTTACCAAGGTATTACCGATTTTCAATGGGCCAGTATTTTGAAGATACGGAATTGATTCAAAGCACTGAACGCATGGCGACATTGGTATTGTGGGAGGAGCCGATTGATAACGCCTACTATGTTATTGGAGCAGACCCAGCGTATGGAAGCTCTGACTGGGCAGATCGATTCTGCATACAGATCTATCGAGCGTATGCGGATGGACTTGATCAAGTTGCAGAGTTTGCTACCTCAGAGATCAACACCTACCAGTTTGCATGGATCATTTGCTACCTGGCAGGGGCCTATAAAAACTCAACCTTGAACCTAGAAGTCAATGGCCCAGGGCAGGCGGTGATCAATGAGATGCGTAACTTGAGGCGACAAGCGCAGACGATGGAGCCGAAAAAGGCGAGGCGCTTGGATGATGTCTTATCGCACATGCAGCATTACCTGTGGCGCAGGAATGATTCGCTAGGTGGTGTCTCGAATTCGCTCGGTTACTTGACCACGCATTCATCTAAAGAAAGGATGTTGAATTACTTTAAGGATTACTTTGAGCGCGGGATGATGAATGTTTACTCGATGGACTTGCTTGAAGAAATGAAGTCAGTGGTGCGAGACAATGGTTCTATTGCTGCTTATGGGCGCAACAAGGATGATCGGGTGATTGCCACAGCACTTGCTTGCGTGGCTTATGCCGAGCAGCTCATGCCGCGATTGATGCAAATGCGTATGACTAGGGCAAGGAAGGAAGAGGCGATAACGCCTGTACAAGAACCGATCATGGATCGGCAGATCAACAACTACTTGAAAGCACTCGGTGTCGGGCCTCAATAAAGAAGCCATGATGGAAGTCATGGAGAAGTTTTTTGCTGATAAGAAGCGCGGCATCTCCATTCGTCTTTTTGCTGAGCTTTGTGGCCTTACGGAAGATCATTTGAGGGATGTGTTTCAGCGTAAGAATTACCCGCTTACAGAGTTTGTGCAACGCCGTGTCAATCGTGCTTATGAGCAATGGATTAACGGTGACGTTGCTGTCATGCGATTCAGGCGTGATGTTTATTTAGAGTTTCGCAAGAAGCCTAAGCAAACCATGGTGAGGCGCAACTTGATTGAATTTGATGGCAATCAATTTAAGCTCAATATTGGTGTGCGGCCAAAAGCAGATGATTACCGTCGAGATGACTTAGATGCTCAAATAAGGAGAAAACATGGCCGTTTATCATGATTACAAATGTCCTGCACATGGTTTTTTTGAAAGCAATAAACCGGAATGCCCTCATGGATGCACAACAGATATACAGTTGGTGTTCTTGCAACCCGTTGGGATGAAATCTGATAAGACTAAACACGCTGACACCACATTGCGTGAGTTGGCTAATGACTACGGCATGAGTGACATTAAGTCGTCTAGAGAAGGCGATCACCAAAATCATGCTTTGTTGCAAAACAAACAGGCTGCACAGCCTCAGAATCCTTTCGGAGTGCAATGGGGGAATCCGTCACAAATAGGCAACTACAATCTTAATTCCATTAGAGGCGAAACCGTTGGAGGCTTGTCAGCGGTTAAAGAAAGTGGTATAGCATTGCGCAAACCGCAACCATCGGTGGTTATCCGTGACCATGAAAACTTGAAGTTATCAACATGAGAATCCCTGACGATCCCGTTCAACGCGAGTATTTCTACAATGACCTGGTTGATAAATGCTCCGTTAGCATTCAGGAGCGCACAGGAACATACGATTCGTTAAGGTCTTATTACTTGTTTGGTTCGGGGCTTGATTCCCCACCGGCTTACTACAACAAGATTTACCCGCACATCGATCAGTTATCCAGTTTTCTTTATTCAGCAGAAACCACCCGTTTTACGATTTCTCTTGGCGCTTCAGTAAACGCTCACGAGCAAACCAAGATTCCTGCACTCACTGGTGCTTTAAACGATGATTGGCTTAACTCCAATGCTGACCAGGTGTTTGCGCAAGCCCTGAATTGGGCGCTTTGCTATAACTCCACATTTATTAAGCTCATTCAGAAGAATGGCTTGCACCCTTACATGGTTGATCCACGTTGTATTGGTGTGTATCGAGAAGACACGCCTTACACAGATCGCCAAGAAGCATTGATTCAGATTTACTACATCACACGTTCTGAGTTATATGCAAGGCTTTATTCACACCCCAACCGTGATGCATTGCTTGCTCGCTTGCAGTTAGGTCAAAGCCAGCAAAATCAAGTGCCTGATGGTATCCAGCGTCTGATTCTTTCGGCTACTGACCCCACAATGTACGGCAATGTGAACCTGAATATTGCTGGTATGCAGCAGTACAAGGCGCGGGTTGCTGAAGATACCGTCAAGATGACCGAGTTATGGGTGTGGAACGATGACACTGATGACTACCAATGCGTGACGATTGCAGACCCGAATGTCATCATCTATGACAGGCCAGGTGAGAGCATGTTCTTAAAGGGTGAGTTACCCTTTATTCAGCTCTGCCCAACGCCTCAATATGACTACTACTGGGGTATCTCAGAGGTTGCAAGGCTTGTTTTCTTGCAAGATATGCGAAATAAACGCATGACAGAGATTCTTGATTTGCTCTCTAAGCAAGTTACACCGCCTACGGCATTGATTGGCTTTACGGGATTGCTGGATGAAAAGAACTTTGCGCTTAACCGTGTTGGTGGTTTGCTTTCTACTGATATGCCTAATGCCAAGGTTGAGCAATTAGCACCGTCTATACCAAATGATCTCTTCCGCGAGATTGCAGAAATCGATCAAATGTTTGAAGAAGCCTCTGGTATTGTGAATGTTTTGCAGGGTAGAGGTGAATCAGGCGTTAGAAGTGCCGGTCATGCCTCGCAATTAGCCCGTTTGGGGTCATCAAGAGCCAAAAAACGGGCGTTAATTATTGAAGATTCGCTTGAAAAGATGGCAACGCTGTACTTAAAAGCTATGCAAAGCTATTCTGACCGTATTTATACTGACGATACGGGCAATAAGTTCATTGCAGACCAGTTTACGAAAGATTTTGTGGTCAAAGTTGATGCGCATAGTAATTCGCCAATCTTTACAGAAGACCTAAGAAGCCTGGCTTTTGCGCTTGCAGACCGTGGTGCGATTACAAAAGAGCGTTTGATTGACATTTTGGAGCCTCCTATGAAGCAATTGCTCAAAGAAGACCTCCGAAAGATGCAGCAAATGAATGAAGCAGCGCAAGAAATGCAAAAACAGCAGCAACCTACGCCTGAAGGCGCTGCTCCACCTGCTCAATAGGAGTGTTTATGCTGACAAATGGTAATGGTAACTTTAATGGCGGTTCTGGAGGAACAAAAGGCGGTGCAGATCGCTTTTCTTACCAAAATAACCAGCCAAAAGTGGATAGAACTGAGTTAAAACAGATTTATCGCACCCCACAACTTAATTATGGCCGTGCAACGATGAATCGCACGGGTTATCAACGCGCAGGAGGAAGATTTTCATGATGCAACGCAAAATGTTACGTTATGCTCGCCCATCACGCCGCTAATCGCTTGACAGACGGTTGTTAAGTGGTATAAACCGCGCTGAAAGGACATATTATGGGCGTTAGTGCAGAAGAGCTTATGAAATTAATTCGCGGCGGTGCTCAAGACGGCAAAGCCTCGATGGAAATTGAAGTTGAAGAAGAAGGCACCGAAGGTGAAGAGGGTATGGAAAAGAAGCCTGCCCTTTCCGGCGCTTCTTCGCCTCCCATGTCATCACCTATGTCTACTCCAGAGCCTAAAAAAGGCGAAGAGATGCAAGGCCGCATTGATGTGCAGCTTGGCATGGGTATGTTGATGAGTGCTATGCAGAAATTTCCTGATGGATCGCCGGAACAAAAGGCGGTTAAAGAAGTAATTGGCAAGTTAGGTTCTGCATTTGGCGAGATGGATTACAAAGCCAAAGAGTTAGTGCCTGCTGAAATTTTGCAAATGATTCAAACCCTGCCGCAAGCTGGTGGCGCATCGGCTGAAATGCGAGCTATGGCTGCGGCACCAACCCCTGGGACTCAAAACCCACCCCTTCCTATCTAGGAGAAACGTATGGAACTGTTTAAGCCTAAAGCTGGCACGATTCGTCGGCCTACCGACAATCAACAGCAGAATGGTCAGATTTATAACCCACCCCGCTATGAGCCGTTTGGCGGTCTGTCTAGTTCGTCTAAGGTTTCCAAAAACCGCATGACGTTGAGCAAACCAGGTGACACCAAGCGCGTCATCTGATTGAAGTTGAGGGCTGAAAATTATGTCGCTTGAAAATCTTTCCCCTGACGCAAGGGATGAGCTTGCCGCTTTGGCGAAAGCCTTGGCTGAGAATCCGAAAACCCGAAAGGAGTTTCTGAAGCTGACAAAGCAAGCACACCCTGATCTTCCTGTTCCTGAACTTGAAATCGAAGAGCGCACTAATTCAGCAATTGCTGCTCAACAGCAAAAGATTGCTCAATTAGAAGCCAGATTAAAAGAAAAGGACGCTCGTACAGAGCTTGAGAGACGTAGAAATACGCTCAAGGAAAAGCGTCTTGCTGAATCGGATGATGATGTCAAAGCCATCGAGAAATTGATGATTGAAAAAGGCATCAATAATCATGAATCGGCTGCTGAATACTACAACTGGATGAAGCAGGCAGATAAGCCAACACCGGCTTATAGCAACCAGCCAATTACTTCTAAGGTCAATGACTTTCAGAAGTATTTAAAGAATCCAGCAGCGGCGGCAAGAGAGGCGGCGGCAAATGCTTTAAATGAATTGAGGCAGGGCAACCAGTCTCGACCTATTGGCCTTCGTTAACTTAGCTTAAAAGGAATACATCATGCCTATTGGTGGCGGTATTATCCCAGCAAGCGGCACCAGTCAGTACAATGAACTGACCTACGTCACCCGTAGAGCGTTCATTCCCAAACTGGTTGTCCAGCTTTATAACTCCACGCCCTTGCTTGCAGCATTGCTTGCCAATTCACAAACCGCTTCTGGTGGTGTGTCATCGGTAACTGTGCCTGTACAAGGTTCTCAATTTGTCAACGCACAATGGTCGGATTACAGCGGTTCGTTTGCACAGCCTAGCGTTATGCAAGGCGCTTACAACGCTGAGTTCAACTTAAAGCTCATGATTGCGCCTGTCCCCTTCCTCGGTATGGAAGGTGCGGTTCAGCAAGACTATGCTGTGATCCCTTTGATTGAGGCTCGCATGAACGATGCGACCAACGTCATGATGGATGCCATGGCAACGGCGCTGTACACCAACGTGAACAACGCTCAGCAATTTACGGGTCTTCCAATTGCTGTTGATTCGGCTGGTACTTATGGTGGCTTGTCTCGTTCGACCTACTCATGGTGGGCATCGAAAGAGTACGCTGCTGGTTCGGTTAACCCCACTCGTCAAAACATCCTCCAGTACATCTCTGGAACGGTGAAGAATGGCGCAGAGGTTCCGACTTTTGGTGTTTGCGGCTTTGGTACTTGGACGCTGTTGGCACAAGATTTTGTAGGCCAAGAAACCTACATGATCACGCCTGGTAGCAATTTTGCAAGCGGCGAAGAAGGCCCGACTTCTGGCTTCCGCGCATTGATGGTTGCCGGTGTGCCAATTTATCCTGATCCGTATTGCACGGAAGGTGAGCTGTATCTGCTAAATACGAATTACCTTAGCATGTACATTCACGATCAGGCCGAGTTTGCCTTTACGGGCTTTGAGTCCACCCTGCCAAACTGGCAGATTGGTTATGTTGGCGCTGTGTTGACCATTGCAGAAATGGTAAGCACCAAGCCCAAGAGCATGACCAAGGTGACTGGCCTCAACTCCCTCACGCTGTAAGGAGTAGATCATGGCATTGGCACTAACAAAACTCATCCTTGCCTCTAGCTCGGTTAACGCCGACACCGCAGGTGCTTATATTGACGCAGTAACCGTTACGGCGGCTGCAAGTACCACGACGCTTGTTCCGGTCGGTATGTACTTGTTGATTCCCACCGCTAACGTAAGCGTTCAGGTATACAACGGTTCTGCTTGGGTGACGCTAATCGCTGCTAACACCGGCGGTACGTTGTTCTCGGATGGTATTAACGTCCGGTTCAACAACAGCAGCACCGAGGCAACTGTTACCCTGATGACCGTCAATGGTGGTCAGGCAGCAACTGGCACTTACAACACCTAAGCGAGGTAAAGCATGGATGCCAACAAAGTCGGTAGTCTATTACCGCAGCAGTTCGGAGGTATCCTGCTTGGGAAACTGATCGGTGCTAATATGAACAGCACATCTGATCAGCGCATTGTGATGTTCAGCAATCCTTCGAAGTTCATTCTTCGTCGGATTGTTGTGACAAATGCTTCCATCTCATTGACCACTGCGGCAGGCGGCGTTTATACCGCTGCTTCCAAAGGTGGTACAGCGGTGGTTGCAGCAGCCCAAGCATATTCTTCGCTTTCCGCCTCAACCTTGTTTCTTGATCTAACCCTTAGCACAACGGGAAGTGCAAGTACAACGGTTAAAAGTAGTATTCCCAACTTATACTTGTCGCTTACGACTGCACAAGGTGCAGCAGCAACGGCAGATGTTTATGTTTACGGGGATATTCTCGAAGCATGATCTTTGTGACTAACAAAGGTAGCGATACGCTGGTTAGCAAATATGTTGACCAGCGTATTGAATTTCCGCCTAACAAAAGTGTTCCTGTAGAACCTGTGATTGCTCGTCATATTTTTGGCTACGGCGATGACAACAAAATTCCTTACTTGGTGCGTCTTGGCTGGATGAAGATGAACACAGACTATGAGAAAGCAATGGCTAAACTCAAGCAGTTTGTGTTTACAGATGCGCCAATAAAATCCGACCACTTGTCAGCCCTCGTGGTGGATCGAGTAGCCGCACCTCCTCTTCGCGGTAGGGGTGCGGCAAAAGTCCAACCTTCTGCTAATGAGGTATAAATGGCAACCTATTCGGGCTATATTGCAGAGGTTAGAAGGCTTCTGCATGATGCCGCTGGTAATTTCTGGTCTGACACAGAGCTTACTGACTACATCAATGGCGCAAGACACCGAGTAGTTCGAGACACGGGTTGTTTACGCGCTATTCTGAATGGCGCAACAACAACGTCAGATGAAACATTTGAAATCACATCTCTTACGTTGCCAAGTTATGCCGAGCAGATTCTTGATGTCTTAAACGTTAATTTGTATTGGGGTAATACTAGGATACCCTTGCGGTACATGTCATGGACGCAATTCAATGCTGAGTTGCGCTTTTGGCAGAATTACACAGGTAGGCCCATTGCTTTTACGCGTTATGCGCAAAGTACGATCTATTTAGGGCCGGTGCCTGACCAAGTGTACGTCATGGAGTTTGATACGATTGTATTGCCAACACCATTAACGTCAGACTCGCAAACTGAACCCATTTTAGAACCTTATACGTCGCCTGTAGCGTTTTACGCTGCATACAAAGCCAAATACAAAGAACAGTCTTACGGTGAAGCTGAAATTTTCAATGCCGAGTACAAGAAACAACTCTTGGCGGCGATTAATTCTAGCTTTACCCGTCGTTTGCCCACACCCTACTCTGTACCGTACTGATCATGGCTGCTGTTGAGCAAAAGAAGTCCTATCACGTTACCAAGGATTTCAAAGGGCTTAACACCAAAGCCAATCGCACGGCTATTCAGGAAAATGAATTTGCCTGGATAGAGAATGTGATGCCTATTGGGTACTCCAACCTAAAAGTTATTCCCAAAGAAAAGCGTATTACTTACAGTGGTACAAATTTTAGTTGGGGCGGCACGGTGCATTACATGGCACCAGCCAATATTGGCGGTGTTGCCTACATGTTTGCCTTCTTTACCAATGGAGGTGCGCAATATGTCAGCTTGGAAACCCCTACCGCGCCAATCACGTTGGCTGCATCGGCAACCTTTAGTGGTTCAAGAACACAAATCAGTCAATGGAAAAATGAGCGAATCCTTATCATTGACACAACTTATGGCTACGCTACATTCAACGGGACGAATCTCGTTCGGGTCGGTTCGGTCGGCACCATTACGATCACAAATGGCGGAAGCGGATATAGCGCAGCGCCAACCGTAACCATTGGCGCACCTAATCAAACAGGCGGGGTGCAGGCAACTGCTACCGCAACCATCACGGGCGGCGTTGTTACAGCAATTACTTTGACAGAAGCGGGTACAGGTTACACATCTGCGCCAACGATTACATTTTCGAGCGGAGCGGCCACTGCTACGGCAACAGTCATCAACCAGCCTGGAACTTGCATTCAGTCATTCTCTGGCCGCGTATGGATTGCGGATGGAAGAACGGTGTACTACACCGCAGCCGATAGCTATAACGACTTTACAAGCATATCTGCTGGCAATATCACGCTTGTTGATGCAACGCTTTACGGTGACATCACGCAAATCATTGCTGCTAATAACTTTTTGTATGTGTTTGGCGAATCTTCTATCAACGTCTTTTCTGATGTTCGCGTTAATACATCTGGTGAAACGCTTTTTACCAATACCAATATCAGTGCATCAATTGGCACTGAATTATTTCTTGGTGTTTTTGCCTATTTTCGTAGCATTTTATTCATCAATAGATATGGTGTATATGCTTTAGTTGGCGCTACGGCGACTAAAATTAGCGATGCTCTAGATGGAATCTTTCCAAATATAGATTTTAGTAGCACCATAACTGGTTGCCAGACACTCATTTACAACATCTTGGTGTCTGCATGGAATGTTAGGTACAACGACAATGGTACTTATCGCCGTGTTCAATTGGTGTTCTTTGATCGAAAGTGGTTTATTAGCTATCAAGGCAATCTTACGCATATCAATTCCTCGCCTGTAAATGGCTTAATCAATGTTTATGGCGTGGAATCTGGCGGTGCTTTTTTTAGACTTTATGAAGATCAGACAGCAAATATTGCTACTGAAGTGGTTACGGCGCTTTGGGACTTAAAAGACCCTATTCGAGATAAACAAGCCTTAAAACTAGGGGTTGAAGCAACCTTTCCTGTAAGCGTTGCTGGTTCATTAAATATTTCGATTGATAGTGAATCTAAAATCTCAACGTCGATTGCGCTTGGCAATGCGGTTGCATGGCAAAACAATGCGCTTAATAACATTGCATGGACAAATAATGCTGGAAGCACCTTGCAATGGATTTCATCAGGCTATCAGTTGAGTGATGGTTATAAGTTACTGAAATATGACGCGCAAATGTATGGAAAATATTTGGGCATGACGGTAACATCCACGGCACCGGCCTTTACTTTTAATGGTTTCCAGCTTGAACATGAATTAAGAGCGAGGTTCTAATGGCAAAGCCAGTAACAATTCCAAATACGTTTGCCACTGCGACAACAAGCATCCCGCTTGCCAATCTTGATGCTGACTTTTCAACCGTAGCAACAGCGCTTAATGACGCATCGACTTATAGCAACTATGCTTTAGATTCTGGCGCTGCGAATGCCTATGTAGTCACGCTGTCAGGCGTAACAGCCACTTATCAAGCCGGACTGGCGATTCAATTCCAAGCAACAAACGCAAGTACAGGCCCATGTACATTAAATGTAAACGGTCAGGGTGCAAAAAATCTTGTTTATCCAGATGGTAGTGCGCTTGCTACAAATAGCATTGTGGTTGGCGCAATTGTGTCTTGCATGTATGACGGTACTAACTTTCAAGTGTTGTCGATTAAAAACGCATCTGGAGGCGGTGGTGGAAACGGAACTGTTACCTCAGTTGCCCTTACTGCGCCTGCGTTTCTTAACGTAAGTGGAAGTCCAGTTACCACTTCAGGAACGCTTGCATTAACTTATTCAGGAACAGCGCTGCCTGTTGCTAATGGCGGCACAGGCGCTACAACATTGGCAGGCGTAAGAACCAGTATTGGCGCAGGCGATGTTAACGGCCCAGCGGAATCTGTTAATCAAGAAATTGCTTTGTATTCTGGAACTACCGGAAAAACAATTCAACGTGCCACAACAACGGGTATTTTGAAAGGGGCTTCCGGTGTTTTGTCAGCAGCAACGGCAGGAACCGATTATTTAGCGCCTCCGGCTGGCACATCAATTCTTAAGGCAAACTCAGGCGGGGCGTTGGCAAACGCAGTTTCCGGAACAGATTACGCGCCTGCAACAAGCGGTACGTCAATTTTGTATGGCAATGGTTCAGGCGGATTTAGCAATGTTACGATAGGTACAGGATTAAGTTTTAACGCTGGATCATTGGCTGCAACCGGAGGCACTGGCACGGTTACAAGCGTTGCAATTTCTGGTGGAACCACAGGTCTTTCTACAACCGGTGGGCCAATAACAGCCTCAGGAACAATTACGCTTGGCGGCACATTAGGTATTGCAAATGGCGGTACAGGGCAAATAGACAAAACATCAGCATTTGATGCTTTGTCACCGTTGACAACAAAAGGCGATTTACTTGTAAGAACAGATTCTGACAATGTTCGCTTGCCGGTTGGCACAAACGGGCAAATTCTTGTTGCAGATTCTGCCGAAGATGCAGGCGTGAAATGGTTTACATCACCAGGAGCTGGAACCGTAACATCAGTAGGTATTTCACCGCCTGCGTTTTTGACGGCTGGCGCTGCTGTAACAAGTGCTGGCAATATTTCTTTATCGTATTCGGGAACTGCTTTACCTATTTCGTCTGGCGGAACGGGTTTAACCGCGGTTGGTACAGCGGGTCAAGTTTTAAAAGTAAATGCCGGAGGAACAGCGCTTGAATACGGGCC